AATCTACAATAATCATATCTGGCTTAAACCCATTATACGCTAATTTTTCTATATGAGATCTTATCGTATTAACCGAAGCACTTCTTGTAGGATATTCTTTGATGATAAGATTGCCTAGTTTGTCTGTATTTTCTACAAAGAATTCTTTGATTCTTTCTTTGTGGTCATAACACTCTACAGAAGGAATATTGGTTAGATTAGAATCATAACGGATTCCAATAAGACGTTCACACAGTTCAAAGGTATAATGAACAACATTCTTCTTTTGCAATAATGCCGCTGCACCCATATCCACCAAAAAATGGCTATTATGTGAAAGAAATCCATTTGCATAATAACGATGTATTTCTGCTACTTCTAGGTCGCACATCACTTCTGGTTCACCAATGAGTTTTTCAACAATTAATACTTTTGCAAAACCATCTTTATGTTGTACAAAATCACCAATTTTAAGTTGTTTGGTAAATACCCATGTTCCATCGGTCAACTGCAATCTATGATTATCTGCACAAAATATATCTGTTAAACATCCATTTGGCAAGACTGCTGTAACTTGATAAACCTCGTATTTCGGTGTAGCATATAAATTAATTACTTGCTTGTAGCCTTCATCTGTCAATACTTCTATTTCATAATCACTTACGTTCAGTTCGGTATTTTCTTTTAATTCACAACCAAATTTATTAAATAGATCTTCAAGTGTAATTGTTTCTTCAACTATTTCAACAGATTGCATATTTTTTCCTTTGTTTTGTTTTGGTTGTTTTTCCAATCATTTTCCCAAACAATTTTGATAGTATAACCCAAACTTTCTAATATAGTTTTTCTTATTCGATCTTTTTCCCATCGTTCTTTGGCAGTACAATGCAAACGACAATTAATTGCTTCGGCAACAAAAATTCTGGTGCTGCAATGCCAAAAATCACCATAATATTCGATGATTATCTTTTTATTTTCTGAAACTATATCACAATTATATGGTCCAACTGCTTTGTTGAAATGAACATTGGAATCAATTTCAAGTACATAGTTTTGTAATTCTTTTTCGCCTTTTGATTTATTAAAAAATGTTACCGGAGTATTTCGGGCCATTTTTTCTCTTACTTCTAAACTATGATGTTTACCATATAAAGGATGTTTTTCTTTTGTTCGACCATAACACGGAGTAAGTTTATGAGCTTCTTCGACAGAAACTCCATTGCGTTTTGCAATGTTTTCTAAAGACATTGAATTATTTGTGCCTTGCCGTTGAGCACTTAATTTTTTTCTGGTTTCTTCACCGGGCTTTTTACGATTTATTCTTTTATTTACCTCAATTTTAGCTTGTTCTGATGTACATCCTTTTTTAATCCAATATTCTGTTTGAAAGGCACTGTTGCACATGCTTGAATCATGAACTTTCCTATGTAATTCTCGATTTGCTGGATTTTTAAACCATTCAAGAGTTATTTGTGATGCTTTCATTCTTTGTTCCGGGCTTATATACACTAATTTATTACCAGGATATAATTTATTATAATCTTTGCTACTAACATGATGTATGTTATTAACATGCCATGTCAGTCTTCCAGCCACAAAACCACAAATAGCACACGTTAATTTGGTCTCATTTTCGATATAAAGTTTTGTTTCCATTTTTATCAATTACCACCTTATATCTAATTATTACCTTTGTTGATTTACGGCAGCACTTCCCAACTGATGTTGGGCTACATATAATACCGATCTCTCCTGTCCCTAAACCACCGTTTAATATATAACGATCATTAAGTTCCTGAATGCCTGTTGCTATTGTACGTCTATATGTGTTGGTATATCTCGCATCCACATCTGTGTTATACTCATGTCCTAATGTGCTCTCAATACCAGAAGATATTGCTCTCTTAACAACGTCTACAACACTATCATAGTTGTCTGCTGCAATTAAATCTACAGACTTTAACAAAGCTTTTCTCATTTGTTGCTGTCTGCAAAAACACAGAGCTTTATCTTTGACACATGGCAAATCTTGCAATTCTTGATTGGTTGCTACCTTCTTTAAGAATGCTACAATTTGATCTTTTAATACAATATCGTTCGGTCCAAGTTTATCTTTTATGATATTAACAAAGAGATCCAGAGAAGGAAAATCCTTATATTTTCTAAAATGATCTATATATTCATGCGCAATTAACTTCAAATGGGCATATTCAAAATGCTCATCAATATCGAAGACCTCAATGAAATGAGAACACCATTGACGATCCATAATCATTGCCTGCATTACTTTTTCTTGGAAGGAACGATCTAATAGGTATGTGTTATTATCGATGTTTGGTTGTTGTTCTATTACCATATGTTGTAGCTTAAATCCCTTTGGATTAGTTATACGACAATGTTATATTGTTGTAAAATACAGAAAAATAAGTTAATTGCGCGTATAAACTGTTGCTAATGCTTATAATAATGCTTCAAACAATATTTTTTCCATTATAAAATATTGTTTCATAAAGAAAAAAGGTAGTGCAACGTATTGTTTGTTTCATTCGGCAATACTTGATAAGGGTCTTAATTCTTGTATGAGCTGATCTAACTCTTCTGTTACTGGTATGTCTTCTGCTATGAGTTCTTTTAGGAATGCTATCTTATTTGTTGAAGGCATATATTCATCTACCCTATAATTTATCTTGCTAATTTGCGCAGCAGAAAGATTGTTGGTATCAAGATACATTAAACGCCAATTTCTTTTTATTACGTCTACATTCTCAATAATAACTTTATAATTCTTCATTGATTTATGTGGATTATTACTTATATTCTTCTTTGCGGTTTCTACTAGCCAATCCACATCTAAATTCATAGAAGACTCAGAAAGCTCTTTAAACCTCTTGGCCATGGTCTTTAGGCCAATACCTTCAACACCTTCAATATTGTCTGAGTCGTCTCCCACAACTGATCTTGCAAGGCAGAAGTTCTCTGGCGCTATTTCATGTATTGCTTTTATATGAGCAGAATCTACAATAATACGTCTGCCAGGATCATATATGGTGACCGAATTATTTAATAATTGGTAAAAGTCTTTGTCACTTGATATTATTACTTTATTGATTGACTCATCTTTGAATTTATGTTTTGCAAGATAAGCTATAACATCATCTGCTTCAACACCAGCAACATATATTTGGCAAATAGGAAGATGTGACATTGCAGCAGTAAGCACTTGTAACTGCTTGGCTTTTGTTTGCATGTTTGGCGCAATATCAGCTCTATTATTGTTCGATGATGAGGAACCGCTGAACCCTTTATCATCAAATCTAGATGTTTTTGTACGATTTGCTTTGTACGCAGGATATATAGATTTTCTTCTGGCTGAACCGCCAGATGTTTCCCATATAACATATATTCTGTTTGGGGATAATTTTCTATTGATCCACTTTAAAGCATTAAGAAAACCTGTAACGCCACCACAAGGCTCTCCAAGACTTGTTACTTGCTGAGATACCATTAAAAAACGCATATACAAGTTAAAAGCATCGACAAGCACAAACGTTTTTTTAAAATTATTGTTCATCATATTTTAGGGTTTTATCTCGTCTGTGGAACCAAAGCCATTTGGACCTCTTTCGGTTTGCTCATTGAGAGGTCGTTCTTTTTCAATATCTTCATATTCATTACCAGAAAAATAATAACGTACTTGTTCATCATTTGTTAAAATGGGATATACAACAAGCTGTGCAAAACGTGTTCCTGCCTTAATAGAATAGCCCCAAGGAGGACCATTAGATGCTGTTAAATAAATCAATAATCCTTTGATTGGCCCTCTATAATTTTGGTCTATAATTCCTCCAATAGGAAAAATTCCCTTACTTGCCAAACCGGATCTTCCTTCGATCTTTAAGACAATATTAAAATCCCATGGATATGTTTGTATGCCAGCAATAACCAAATCCGTTTCTATTGTTGTTACAGAATTTTCTTTTAGATGAACATCTTTTGAGGCAAATAAATCATAACCAGCATCACCAGCATGCTGTTGTTTGGGAAGCCACAGAGACTCAGAATCGCCTTTTTGAAAGATTATTTTACAATAAGGACGTTCATTATTCATGGCACATCATATTCTTTTAGTCCAACAAATTCTTTTGTAAAATTCTCTAATTTTTCTTTCAAAGAAGCAATTTCCTTTTCTCTTTGTGTTATTGCTTCTTCTTTTAATTCATTTTTAAGTGAACCCAAAGACTTTATTTTAGCTTCTATTATGACCTTAGCTTGATTAATTTCTTTTTTTAATTCCCTTATTCTTTTTTGTTTTTCTTGCTGGAGTTGTAATTTTTCTACTATGGCTTCATACACTTCTTGGTCTTTTGCAACCAAAGGAACCAATTTATAAACTATTCCTTTTTTGTCTCGTAAAACAGTTGTGTAGTCTTTTAACAACAATTCTAAAGATTCATAGGACTCTGTGGTTATATCTTGAGAATACTCAACGCTATCCCTACCGTAGTCTATAAAATATACAATAGCATATTCTCGGTTTTTAAGTTCCTCGTACATTGTGTGTTTCTTTCCTTTTAAAAAAATACGTTTTCTTCTTTTATTTCTTTTTCCAAAGAAGCAATTCTGTCATTAATTTTCTTTATAGCTTCTTCCCCAAATTCTTTCTTGAATTGTTCGCTATAAATCTTCAAAATTTTTAATTCTTCCTTCGTCTTTTCTAACTTAATACGTTTCTTGTTTTTCTCTTCATTATCTTTTCTAGCTTCTTCTTTTGCTTTTATTTGTTTATTCTTCAACTCATCAAAGAGAATTGCATCTTCATTTGAAAGATTGTTTAACGGATATATTAAGGTATCTAGGTCTTCCAAGCAAGACTGTTCCTCAAGATAATCTACAACTTCTTCCAATGAAGAACATATAGCAATCTTTTTGATAGTCCCATCACTCTCATAGTGATAAACTGAGCATTGCACAAGATAGTGTGTCATGGTAATTTTCTAATTCCTTTCCAATTAATTTGTTATTCTTCTTCTTTGAAGCAATCGTTTCTAAAATTTTCTATGGTGGGTTTATGAGTAGAAGTATATGATTTTATTTGTTCATCGAGATCTTTGCAAAGTTGTTCATATTCTTCTTTTTCTTTTGTGGTTTGTTTCATATAAGCATCTTCTAAACTATGAATTTTACTTTGTAACAGTTCTTGGTTGTCCAAACACATTTCCACAAGAGGAAATATTTTATAGTTTTTCTTACCAAAAACAAATTTTGCTACATTATCTAATGTATCTAAAACAAAAATATGATTATAATGAATATCTAAAAATGTTCCTTTTTCTTCTAAACATACCATATAACTCATAATATTAATTTTCCTCCACTATTAATATGTGTTATTAAGTGATTATTGTATTGCCTGAATAAAATTTTATTCAGCGATTGATGAAGTTGATTCTGTGTTTGTGTCCATTGAACCTATTGTTGGATGTTCTGTTTCTTCTGGCCTCATGATATATGCAGCGTCAAACATTGTATCAATATAAAATTTATACGCCTCATTATTTAGAATATTTTTAAAATCAGACTTATAGAATTTTTCTTCTATAATAAATTCTCCAGTCTTTTTATCTGTTATACTGAAAGTCTTCCAAGCATTCACGCCAGTTAAAGAAATAACTATTTCCTTGTGTGTTTTGGGGTCTATAACTTCTATTGTGTTCTTTGAACAGTATTCTCTTATATAATCAAAGATATGTTCGTGATCTACGACGCCTTTACCAAAATGAATAGCAAAATCAACTTCTCTAAATGGTCTATTAACCTTATTCTTGATGGTTTTAGCAGTTATATCAATACCAATAACTTCTTCTTTTCCGTTAATCATTTTCTTAATCTGTTGGCCAGGAGACATTTTAACACGCACCGAACAAGCATATGGAATTGCCATTCCGCCTGGTGAGGTTTCAGGAGAGCCGTAAACAACTCCTATTTTCATTCTAATTTGATTGATTATCACAAACAATACCTTTTGATCGGCAATAATATTCGCAATCTTGCGTAGTCCTTTGCCAACCACTCTTGCTTGTAAGCCGATTGTGTTTGCGTCATATTCGCCATCAATTTCTGCTTTTGGCGAAGAAGCCGCAACACTATCCCATATGATCGTTACAGGTATGTTTGCAGCCAAAGATCTAGCTTTCATAATAGCAGATTCTGCTGCTTTGAACACTTCTTCTGTGCAGTTTGTTTGGATAAACACAAATTTCTTGGTTACGTCAATACCAACAAGTTTTAGGTTATCTAAAGATGTAGCATTTTCTGTGTCTATATAAACAACTATACCACCCATTTGTTGAGTTGACTTACAAATTTCATAAGCCACATGGCTCTTACCACAATTATGATTAACAATAAAACTATCCAACATATATAGGTGGTCACCATCTAATGTAAATCCATAATATTTATCAACCCCACATGCTTTAATATTAAAACTTGTTAATAAAGAATTTGTATGTTTTATTACATCTGTATGTGCTATCTTTCTTGCTAGTTTGCAAGGAATAGTAGACACATTACCACCTATGTAAACTCTATAGTATAAGCCTTCATAGTTGTTTTGACATCGTTTTACACAAGTATTTATGGAACAATATAATCCTACACTACGACACATATAGGCCAAATCATTAGCAAGAATTTCAGACTTAGTAATAAAATCATATGTTGACGACTTCATATTATATGAACCATCAGTATCTAGTAGACCGGCAATAAGTTCAAGTCTTTCTTTCTGAGAAGAAACCTTGTATTCTTGTGGCACAAATTTATCCCCAGACTTTTTATCAAGTAATCCCAAGGTTTTAAGAAGTTGTACCATATTGTTTTTTATAGTTCCACCTCTTTTGTCGCCAACTATTCTATAACCACAAGCTAAATTATTTTCTTTATGATGTGGTTTTGCTTTTAAATTAATTGTATTAGCATATTCTGTAATGGTGGTTGCTAATATTTGATCAGATGTTGTAAATTCTACACACTCATGACGCAAACAACCATCACCCAATAAAAGACCCAATATATATGGCGATATAATTAATTCCTTTTTTAAAGTGTCCCCAAAATCAATTCCTGCACATTTGTACAGTCTATGGTGTTTTTTAAAGGAATCGCTTTGTTGCATATAATCTTTAACAGATATTGTAATTGCTTTGCCTATCTTATTTTTACTTTTCTTGTCTTGCCTAACACTACTTTTGGCTCTCATTAAAGATAATTGATGCTCTTTATTAACCACAAATGCATCACCTCTAATGGGTTGTATTTCATACATTTCTTCGGCACCACGGGTTAGAGATAATACAGTTCTTGGGGCACTATCAATACCCATCAATTTGTCTCCAACAACAATATTTTCTACATTTTTTAATGTACCATCAAACATCAATATTTTTGTGCCTTTTGCATGGCATCCGGGGTTTCCGAGTATTTCTACAATTCTTCCTTCAGGTAGCCCACCATTTCTCGCATTTGCAATAATATAGTTTAATCCTCTGGAACCTGTTGAAATCCAACGTTTAACAACTGTCGGAGCATCTCCAGAACCCAAATTAAATGCTATTTTATCACCAGCGTCTTTATTGATTTGTTTGATAAGTTCGCCAGTAAAATCCTCATTAAGAGTTTTGATTGAATCATCACTTTGATTATCAGTATTTGATGTAGACGCAATAATTTCATTTTCAGATTCGTCATTTTGTTTATTTGATGTTGTCTTTATTAATTTTCCACCAATACGCATTTTAGTAATATCCTTTCAAGATCAACAAATTATATTTGATCTAGTGTAAAACAAACTTAAAATATTGTTAATTTTAGAAGTGAGAAAAAGCAGCTTCAATATCCGCTTCTGCTTTTACTACAGCCGCTTCCGAAGAAACACCATTTGTTTTCTTCTGGTCTGTACCAAGACTTTCGGTCCCAGGTTGTTCTTCTCTGACAGACGCAAGATTTACCTTGGCTTGTTCTGGTGCGACACCAGCATCTAATTGAGCAATAAAATTCTCAATGGTTTCTGTAATTTGTTCAGGTGTCTTGACTTGTGCCTTAAAATATGATTGAAGATCAGGAATTGCAGCAAGAATCTTCTTCTGTGTTTCTTCATTTTCATGAATCTTTGAAGGCGTCACAAGAGGAGCAACCACGTATTCTTTGCAAGGATGTCCGTTGTATGTTTTTACGGAACCATCTTTTTCATATTGAGGAGTTACGGATACAGTAAAGTCTTGTCCCTTGTCTGGATCAAGAAGGTTTGCATTCTTGTAATTCTTATGAACGAATGAAGTCTTATAGATATTATAGCATAATTCCTTGGACATTTCCCATAGTTGGGGGCCTTTGTCTTCTTGACCACGAACAATTAAAACCGCATAATAGCGTTCTTTTGAATTGAAATATCTTAAAAGTGATCTCTTGGCGCGGTCTTTGGACTTCAAAAGTTTTTGTTCCATTTCCTTAACTGGATCTGCTTCACTAAATTGGAATGGAGCAATCAGACGATTCTTGCAAAATTTATCATAGTAAAGAACTTGTTGGAAAGGTTCGTTTTCATTGTTGAAGGCAACGGTGATTGGAAGAAACCTTATCTCATGCTCTTGATCGGGCTGAGTTACTTCGGGCTTCCAGAAAGAAATTTTTGATCTTTGTTGAGAATCTGTTGATGACTTTTTTGTTGCTGCTGTTGCTGCTGCATTAAGGCGGGCTTTGATTGCTTCGATATCATAGGACTTAAAAGTGCTGTTACTCATATGGGGTGTTTCCTTTAAATGGGTGAGTTATAAATAAATGGATGGGGCTTACAACATTATAAGCACAATATCCGTCTAAACTCTAAGTTAAGTATGTGTCAAAACAAATAAAATGCCTTAAAAAAACGTATAAAATCAAAAAAAGTTACAAAAAGTTAATTATTTTTTATAGGTTTTTACTATAAAACCGATATCTTTTTATTATTCAGAATTGTTGTCGTATGAACTGCTTGTTGAAGCATTATAGCCAAGAAGGGTTCACTTGTATTAATTGGGACAACAGCAAGAGCTTCCTTTGCTGACTTGTTAAGAGAAGAAATAGCATAAAACTCTTCTTCTGTTAATACAATACCATACTTATTGAGCCACCAAAGAGAACGAAGGCAAGGAGCCATATATGATGATTGTGGCACTATTTCATAATATTGGCCCAATTTGGATTTATGCCAATCACTTTCTATTGGTCTAAAATAAGATATTGCTTCATTTCCAATCTTTCCAAGATCATGGAATAAAGACACCACAACCAAACTCTCGGCAGTTATTTCATCGTATTGTTTATAAATGTCTCTTAATTTGACCATTATAGATAGTGTTTGGATGGCATTATCAACCAATCCACCCTCATAGCAACCAGATTGTTCAAGTCTAGGATTTGAGGGACACAACATTATACGATCTTGTAAATCATTAATAAGTTGAACGAACTTAGAGAGGCGTGGTTCTTCTATCTTAGACTGTACAAAATTCTTGAATTTATCCATATTCTTTGTAAGTTGTTCAACCAATAACTCTGTTTCTTTTTTGTTTGCCATATAATGTACACCTTTGCTTGTAATATAACATGCACCAAATAATTTTTAAATCACCTTATTATTAAGATATTTTCTTTAGTTTTAGATAAAAGGTTGTGCCATTAAAACCAGGAACATTTGTTGTTACAGTATTGCTTGTTGATTGAAGAAAATCAATTTGACTATTATGCACATCTAACATAAGATCATCATGAATAACATATAATGGCACTATGTATTGCTGTCTATCTTTTTCCTTTATTGCTTCGCTCATTATTTTTGAAAAACTTGATAAGGCTATATCTACTGCTGTAGATTGAATGTAATAATTTACTAGCATATAAGGTTTGGCATTTGTTGTATTGATATGACGACCATAATAATTTTTGATGCAATTATTTGTATTGATTGATATCAATTTATTGCGTAATTGTGTTAGTCCAAAGAATTTATCTATATTGTAGACAAGTCTTTCTGTATCTTCATAAGATATGTTTTTGTTTAGTTCTTGGTACAGAGTGTCCGTTGAGGCTCCATATAATTGTGAAATAACAGCCTTTTTAATAATTGAACGATCTATTACCTTCTCTTTATTGAATAATTCGGCGTTAATATAACTGTATATATCTTCTATATTAGTTTTATTATTTAAAAGAAGAGCTATGCGGGGTTCAAGCGAAACAAAGTCTAAACTATATATTGATCCCTCAGAACCAAATCTTGAAGTAAAGATTTCAGATCTATATTCTTTCTTTAACCTAAGAATGTCTGGTCCATCTGATACGGTTAGCCTGCCAGTCAAAGAAGACGTTCTATCATAATAAATGGGAGCAGCATAAGAATTGGTAGCAAAAGGTTTAAAGGTATCTAATGAAG